CCTTGTCATGCTGAATCTCTACTGACTGACGGCCGGCAAACGTCTTGGGCTTCACGTACAACACCATCATCTCCGTCATCGACTCAATCATTCGGTCTCGTGCCTCGGTCTCTCCCTCGATGATATTCTCCAAGACCGCCACCGTGCGCCGCTTCATCGTATCGTAGTACTCACGTGCACCTGCATCATCGAAGAGGTCAGGAAAGTACGTTGTCAGCTCAGAGTCGATTTTTTTTTTAACCTCATCGAGTTCCCTCGTGAAGTCCATACGCGGTGTGCCGCCCAGCATCTTGCAGACCTCGCACAGACCCTGCTCGCTGAGGTCATCCATCGGCTTGCCGTCAATCTCGGCCACCAGACAGGCAAAGGACAGATCACGCACGCTCTGCTCCTGAAGAATCAGGTAGACACATTGCCGGAGGTTCTCCAATTCCTTTGCGCCGTTCTCGTTGTCACCCTTACGGATGAACCTTGTGGCTCGCTCGAGGTGCGCATCGAAATCGTTGATGTCAGAGCCTACACCAGCATCCACCAAAAGCATCTTCGAATACTTGTGGAAGCGAACCATCGGCAACTCATCAATAGAATCGTAGATGGTGACCTTGTGACCGTTTAGCTTCACTTTCTTCATAATGCCAACAGATGACGGGTTAAGGGAGCGCTAAACACAGCCCCAAAGACCAACAACGGATAATCATAGTACACCGTCAGGGCGAGGAAGCAGAGCAGCCCCGTCCAGAAACTCATGCAGAAATAGCACTGTGCCATCTTTGAGATGCAACTGTCGCCATGCGTCTGCAAATACTCAACGATGCCTACCTTGGTAGCCAGCAGCAGCAGGAAAGCCGATACCAGCGAAACCAACACCACGACAATTAAGAAACTACCTATCGTCATAATCCCATCAAATTAAACGTTACAATCCTCATCAACCCACAACTCACATGCCACACGCAGCCCCATGAACGGGGACATCAGGAACTGATTATCCACCTCATCCAGCGTAAAGCCCTGAAAGACGTTCTCTGCCTTATGGAACACCCTCGACACCTCAATGCCTCCGTGACGCAGCACTCCCGGACTGGCAATGGCATCCAGCACTTTCAGTTCCAAATCATAGATGTTACGTGCGTCCTCATCCTCGATGGTTCTTTGGTCAACCCATACCACCAGAGAGAACGGAGCACGCAGACGGCCACTAATACCGAAGTTGGCCACCATCTCCTCCGGCTCATCTGGAACGAAGAAACAATAGTTGCCCAAATCCGTGTTATCGGGCGTCAGCAGCTCGTATTCGTCACCACCCTTATAGATATTCGGTGTGTAGTATCTTCTGCCCTCTACGACCTTTAAAAGCCGCTCACAGCGCCCGAAGATATGGTTCATAAAGAGCAATTTCTGTCCTATGCTCTTCTGGAGGTCCTGAATCGGACGGTCAAAGAGTCTCGGCTGCGCTGGCTGCAAATATATCCTATCAGTTACCATAAAGCACGTTCTTTACTTTCTCGATTAACTCGTTCTTCGCTCCGTTTTCATTCCAGATGATACCCCACGAAGCCCACGAAAGTCCGAAGATGTTCACACCATACTTCGCCATGATCTTAGCGGCATAGGCGGTATCGGGGACTATTGCCACCGCATCAGCACCAAAACTGACATTCAAATCATTGTGGAATACACCCGTGATGTAGAGGTTCGGGGCATCGGGATTCCTTTGCACGTTCTTGGGATAGCTGAGTTCCTGCTTCCATCCACGATAGTTCGCTGCGGTGGCACTGCTCTTAAAATATCCCTGAGGCTTCAAGTCCTCCGAGTAGAACGGATGGATGTCCTGCCCGTCAGAACCCTTTCCCATCAGCAACTGCGTGCGCTGCAAGTCCACGACCTCATTGCCGTGCGGTTCCAACACCTCACGGATGATACTGCCTTGGCTCAAATCAGCTTGCAGTTGCCTTGCGTTGTTCAACAATCCCTCGATGCTCATATCATTATACGTGTGAATATCTTACCCCCACAGGTCGGCACGTCAGACAGATGCGGTCAATACCGCGTGTGTCGATGTCCAGCGCTGCGTAGGCATCCTTCAACTCCTTACCTAATCCGCTTTCACGGCCTTGCGGGTTGCCGTCTACCTCATAAAGCAAATCAAACTGGCTTGCGTTCGACTGGTTGCGGTTGACCCTTACGTTCGGATTCAAGGCCAGCATACGGATGACCTTTGCCGCCATCTCCTTCTGCAAGACCGTAGCGAACATCTGGCGCTCACGGATGATGAAGTCCGTCAAATCGCAATAGACTGACACCTCGACATTCAGACCGTAGTTCTGCGTATTCGTGTAGACATTCTGCTCGATGTCCCAGAGTTCGGGGTACTGCTCGAATGTCTCCAACGATGGAACACGGAACGGGCTTATCATGAGATACTTCGTCAGTTCGCGCCAAGCCGCCACACTGCCGATGTTACACGTACCGCACGGCTCACGGCTCCAATCCTTCGTGACGTTGACAGCCTCCATACCATCGGGCAATGCCGCTTGGTCATAGACGAGATACCACGAACCACCGCTATCGTTGGCCTCGGAGATATAAGGCATGAACCAGCCCTTCATATCGAACCACTGGAAGCCTCCGTTGGTCTTGGTAAACTCGAGGTCCTGAACCTGTACGGGCTCTACCTGTGACGAGTGGAACAGATAGACACGGACTGTGCCCGTTGCTCCAGTCATCTGCAAGCCGATACGCTCAATCTTGGCAGTGACACCCATCGACCGCACGGGGATGATCTCAAAGCCAACCAGCTTCTGCCCGTTCTTGACGGTATTTGCCAGACGGCCCGAACCATCGAAGAACGTCCTACGCTCCAACAAGGCCTTCGACTCCTTCAGCAGACTTTTCTCGGTGAGGAACCGCTGCGTCATGCTAACGATAGCTTCCATCTGCAAGCGATTGAGCCAATCGGACTTAGGGTCGTAGCGCTCCCAATATCCAGCCGAGCCGATAGGACTGCCGTTGGTGTGCGTATAGTCATCATTGAAGTCGTTGTTGAAGTCTGCCGTGCGAGGCTCCTGGGCGATGTTATTCAATTTGGCCTTGAACAACTCACCATTATGGGCTACGACCGTTCCCTTCTTATAGAACTTGTATTTGTTCCATTGAGGGAACATCTTCACGTCCATCTCGGGCATAACCGACTGCAGGTTCTTCAACGTCACCATCGGGTGCGCCGACTGATAGTACAGCCCGCTCTCGCTCTCCGTCAGGTCCTCGGCAATCTGTTCGCTCGGGATGATTCCCTGCTCCCAGCCCACCAAGTGCGCCAATCCGAGTTTAATATCGTCTATTCGTATCATCGTTACTCTCGTTTTAATTGAAAAAGGGACGGGACTTACCCTCTATCCCGTCCCCTGCGTTATGTGAGAAATTCGAAGAGAATCTCCCTAACTCACACCGTACTTTAAGTTGTGAAGTCGAAGTCGGCAGCATTGGCAACATACACAGGCATAGCCAGCGGTGTGTTGGTCTCGGGTGCTGCGATCTCGGCCTTCATAATCGGGTTAGGAACGGTGCTCGGTGCTGAATTGTAAGCAACGATGAAGGCCACATCGACTGAGAAGCCGAAATATTCCTTAACGTTACATACCATATCAGCAGAAGCGTCACCTGCGATGCTCGACTGGTCACCGACAGCGGTGTAGTAGTGCGAGCCAACGGGCAGGTCGATGAACGGCAGACGAACCACATCCCACTCATGGAAATTAGAACGTGCGCGGCGCAGAGCCTCACGGTCCACACGGGTCAGGATGCCTACATTACCCTCCTCGATGGCGTACAGGGTAGCGATCTTCTGGCTCTCATTAGCCAACTGGGTTGAATAATGCAGAACCTTGTTATCGTACTCCATACGCTTGTTTACATCGTTGTACACGCCATGCTGGGCGAGTTTGCGGATGAGAGAGTCAACACCAGCATTACCGATGAGGTGGAGCATACGCGGATATGCATTTGCACGCATCATCGGATTGAGGTCGCCGAGGATCTCGGTAGCCATCTGTGTGGGAACCTGAATCACGTTCGAGCTGATGCTGTACTGCAAAGAATCCTTGTACACCTGTGTCTTTGCGGCTGAGAGGGCTGCGATGGCATCGGTGTCAAGAGCGGTAGCCAGAGCACGGCAAATCTTCTCCATCTTGCGGTTGAAGTCATGCTGGTAGCTGATCTCGTTGTTCATGTACAGAGTCGGCACCATTGTGAAACCAACGCTAAACGTTTTCCAGACTACCGTTACCAGTGCAGAGGTGTTCTCGTCATCAGAGATGACACAAGAACGGGTGTTGCTCACGTTAACGTCTCCGTCATAGTTAATAACTGGAACCTGTACGGTGTTGCCGATAGAGGCAAAGGCAGCGTTACGCAGGTTCGGTGAGATGATGGAATTGGGGGCATTGGTCTCTGAGATGAAGAAGTCCAGTGCTCCGTACTCCAACGGGCGAGTCATGTTTCTATCCAACTCGGGATTTTCAATTCGCCAATTCTGTAATCGGGTTGCAACAAGTGACATACTTTCTTGTTTTTTAATTGTTTGACTTTGGACTTACCCCCTGTCCGTGATTTAATACGTTTATTCTTTATTGTACTGGCAGACTCGAAACATTGTTATCTTTCCAAGCCTGCGTCATGGCCTCCTGATACTCTGCCGAGCCGTTGACCAAACCACGCTGCATAAGCTGCGTATGAATGATCTCCTGTGCCTCGGTCTGAGTTCTGGCCATTGAGATGTCGACAGTCTGCGAACCGCCACCACCTGCACCACCACCGATGGGCTGCGTGCCACCTCCTGGCTGCTGGCGACCCTCATCGAGCACTCCCATACTTTTGAGTTCCTTTGCGAGCAACTCACCAGCCGTATAGGGTTCGAGTCGGTTGTCTGGGTTGCGCATCATAGCGCCGTTGGCATCGTTAAAGACGAGTTTCTTTCCTCCCTGACCATCATCCACGAACTCGGGATTCAATCCCTTGATCTTCGTGATGGCTTGGTTCAGAATGGTGTCCGTTACGGCCTGCGGGAACTCCGCCTTGAACTTGATGCCGCCCATCGCACCGCGAATCTCGTTGTCTACCTGCAAACCGAGCAGTTCCTGCGCGTGCTGCGTCTTCATCTGGTCGGTCTCGGCCTTCAACGTGTCGTACTGCTGGCGGACATTCTCGAGGTCGGCCTGTGCCTGAGTCAACTGCTTGCGCAATGTCTCATCGGCTACTCCGTCCTCTACGGCTTTCTTCAAGCGGTCACGCTCACGGGTCAACTCGGTAATCTTGGTGTTCAGACCTTCTACGGTGCTGGCCTTCTTGAAGAGTTCACGGGCTGCACGCTCCATGTACAGATAGGTTTTCTCGTCACCATTGCGAGGAATTCCCGTCTCGCGGGCGATCGTCTCGTCCAACTGATTGTAAACCTCACGGAAGCGGGCGCCGATGACGGCCTCTTCGTCGTTGCGTGACAGAGTGACGATGGCATTTATCTGCTCATCGGTGAGAGTTCCTAAGGCGGTATCGCCTGTCAACATTTCTCTTGTAATCATAATTTCTTACCCTTTGAATTTTGATTCATAATTCTCTTCTCTTTTCTCGATAGTCAGACCTACTTCTTGCCCTTGGGCTTGTTGTCGGTCTTTTTAGGCTCTGTGGCGGGCTTTTTGTCCTCCGATGGGATAATACCCGACTCCTTCAATTCCTTGAGTATCTCGGCCTTCAAAGCTGCCTTCTCGGCCTCACGCTTCTTGGCTTCCAACTCGCGGCGCTTGGTCTCGGTCAGTGCTTTGCGCTCCTCTGCGGCCTCCTGCTGCTTGCGCAGATACTCCGTGGGGTCGTAAAGGATGGTCAACTCATAACCCTGCTGACGCAGGATGCGGTTGATGTCCCGGAACTCCTTCGCACCGTATTTCTGGATACGAGCAATGGAAAGTTTCTTACCCGTGCGCTGGTCGTAGCGCACCATGTCCTGAATGACGTGGTAGGTGTTCTCCTCACCCTGCGGCACGATGTAGTTCGCTGCCGTGACCTCACTCAATGGGACGTCCTTTGTCCCCTCTCCAAACTTAACTCTCATAACGTTTTGTTTTTAATTGTTATACTTTCAAGCCTTACGACTTGGTGAATGTCTTAGATGCTACTGCACTGGTGATGCCTCCCTTCACGGCAATGGCCTTGATAGTGGTTGTTGCCGAGAGTGTCAGGGCTTCCGTGTACTCGGTGCTTTCTGCTGTCGGTGTATCGCCATTGTTGGTGTAGTAGATGGTTGCACCCTCTGCGGCTGCAATGGTCACCTCTGTGGTAGTCTCGAACGGAGTCTCACCACCGATAACGGGGGCTTCGACAATCTTCGTAACGGTCTTGCTCGAAACCTCACTATAAAGCTCACCCTTGAAAGCAATGGCCTTGATAGTTGTCGTTGCATCTACCGTGATCTCACCCTCATAGGCCGCGCTGTCCTTCGTGGGAGTGCTGCCATCGGTGGTGTAGTAGATATCGCAACCCTCACGAGCCTCAATGCTCACCTTCTCTGAATCGGTGAAGGTACTGTTACCATTGATGACTGGTGCGGGAAGGTTCTCCGTGATCTCTGCCTTTACGATGCTGCCGTTCTTGACTACGGTCACGTAGGCATTGCTTGAACCCTCAACGGCAGGGGCAACACCGATAGGTATCATCATCTCGCCGTCCTCATCCTTGAACTGCACATCAAAGATGGTTTCCAGTTCGATGTACTTGTTAATCTGCTCAACCTCTACGTCTGACAGGGTATTGATATTCCCAATCTGCATTACCAGAGGCATTTGTTGTGTTTGCTTTGCCATAATCTTTTTATTTTTATTCGTTATTCATTTGTGGTTTCGTATTCGGTGCAATCTCCTGAGCGTATGCCCTTAGTTGCTCCTTGATAGTGGATATCTTCGTGTCGT